TGTAAATACTTTTTACTCGTCAGAGTCATCATCAGATTCATCCAAAGAATAATCTGAATATCCTAATTTTGTTTCCCAATAATCTGAATATTCTTTCTTATAGTTATCCAATGATTCTTTTGTGTCTGCAATATAACCTTGTGGTACCGCAATGATCTTACCATCTTTATATCCTAAACCATTAACGTGATTCTTCAATATAGATATTTTTGTTCTAATTGCAAACGATACTTTTCTACCATTCTTAGTCGCATCAATGTGACTAATGCCCGCTTTCTTTTGATTACCAAATAAGAACACTAATGATGATGCCAACCATATTGCCTCACCACCTTTAGCCTTGATTTCAGGTTGTCCAAATGGATTATCAGGAAGTAAGACCCAAGGTTGATTTAAGATCACTAAAGTGTTGTAATAAGGATAATCTTCTTTTTTAGATTTTGAAATTCTTGAGTGGATTCCCATTCCGATCTTATCCGCTAATACTTTTGCGTTGTGCATTCCACCACCTTTTCCGTCAAAAGTCATCTGACAAGGAATTGATCCAATACTATCCCATAAAAACAAAAGATTATAAGGAATGTCACCTTTTTCTTGTGAGTCAATAATATCGTTGATGAACTCTGTTGCTTGTTCAATTACATCAAATGAGTCGTTAAATATAAACATACCGTCATACTCACCATCTTCATTTTTTTCAGCCTGTAACCCTAACTCAATTGCGTGTTCCCAAGACCATTTCTTTTCAGTAATGATAAGAACAGGTAAGTGACCTTTCTTTTGCGCATCCGCAGCCGCAAGAATCATTGCCGTTGTTTTTGAAGTATTTGAGTGACCCAAAAACATATTTATACCACCCATAATAGGACCAGGTAATCCACATGATTCCAAAAACGCCTCACCACAATTATAAAAACTTTCGGGTTTGTACTTTGTTTTTGTCGAGAACTTACCTTTGATCGTCTCTAAAGATATTTCTCTTTTTCTTATCGCCATGTTATTGTGTTTTGATTTTAAAAAACATAGACACTCAGTATGTTCAAGTGTCTATGTTAAAGTTTAATTAGAATGGTAAATCTTCGTCAACCTCCACATTAGACTGAGGGTCTGACATTTTACTTTCAGGTTTTGAACCCCCACCCATAGAAATTTCTTCTTCTTGACTATTTAAGTAGATGTACTTTCCTGCGTCAGTGTCCCAACGTGGAGTTTCTCCTCTTGCAATTGCTTCAAGATATTCAACAGGTTTTTTAGAATATACGTCCTCCCAAGTCAACTCATCGTTGATCCAAGTAGAAGCTTGTTCAGCGTCTTCATGTGTTGGTGTTGGATCGTCATACATTACGGTTTGAATTACCGTGTATGTTGCACCTTTTGGTGTCTTTGCCTTTGTAAGTTCAAGGATTAAGTCACGACCATTGTCTGAATCGGTAACATCACCTTTAGCTTTCCAAATTGGAATGATTTTATCAAGGATTCCTTCTTGTTTGTAATTGTGTTTAAATCTCCAAAATTTAACACCGTCTTCTTCGTGGTCACGGTCAATTACTTTAACAATATAAAACTTACGAGCTTTGTATTGTGTTGCTAATTGTTTGTCGGATTCACGACCTGTAGACATTAACTCATCGTATACCTCATTCAAAGGTGAACGTTCGTTATCATTTTTTCCTGGATCGTAGAACTTTTGCCATTTACCATCAACATTGATTTCGTGGAACCAAACTTCCTTAAAAGGAGATGACCCATCAGTTGTAGGTAAAATACGGATTGTTCGTTGACCTTGTTTTTCGCTATCTTTAAGAATTGCCGCGAAATACTTTTTCATTCTTTCTTCTTGTGTGAATTTTGAAGTGGAAGAAGAACCACTTTGTTTTGAACTCTCATACTGAGCCAAAACTGCATCTAAAACATTGTTTGTCGCCATTGTGTATATATTTATTAAAGGTTTACGTAGAAAATATAGTTATAAAAAGTAGTGTAGTCAATAAGGTTTTTAAAAAAAATAGAGAGGGACACGGATGTCCCCCTCAAAAGTATTACATCATGTTTGTGTCTTCGTCGTCGTAGTTGTTAAATGATGTTTCAATATCATTTGTAGAGTAGTTGTCAGCATCATCAGTAGTTAAAACATATTCATTTTTACCTGATTTTTCCATATCTTCTTCTTTATCTTCAAAGAAATCAGATAGTTTTTGATTAAATGGTCCTGAGTCTAAACTTCTTAATTCTAATTTTTCTTGTGGAGTTTTAGGTCTAAATTTATCAAACTTAGCTTCTAAACTATTAATTGTAGTTACCAAAGTATCCATCTCACCTAATCTTTCCTCAAGATTTTTTAATTGTGTAAACAAGTTGTCAAAATATTCCTCTTGTTTTTGTTCCATATTTTTTTGAGAAGCAACTAAATCAGTAACATCTAATTCTTCTTTGTTACCTTCTTCCTCACCCTCATCACCAAGTTCTTCAACTTCAGGATCAGTCGCAATATCAACAGGTGCTGCCGGTGGAGCCGGTGCAACTGCGTTAGGATCAGCGGGAGCCGCAGGATCTACAGGTGCTGCAGGAGCCGCAGGATCTACAGGAGCCGCAGGATCAATAGGAGCCGCAGGATCTACAGGTGGAGCTAAAGCCGGATCTAAAGTAGGATCGGCCTGTTCCATTATGTATTTATTAATAGAATTAAATCTACTTATTTCATTTAAAATTTTTTGATCTATTGCCATGATTATCCGTTTAATAATTGTTTTATTCCCGTTTTAGTTTCAACTTGGATTTTTTTGAATGTGTTCATAGTATTATCAACTCTTTCAATTAATCCGTCTTTTATTCTAAGTGTGTAACAATCACCAGTATCTAAGTCACAAACTTCTTTGTAACCATTACCCTTATCTTTTTCCGACACTCTTGTGTTTTTACCCAAGTAATTGTCTAATATTAATTTTGTGTCCATAATAGTTTTTATTATAAATATCTTGTTATTCAATAAAATTAATTTAAAGAGTTATATACTCCAATTGCTTGTTTAACTTTATTTTGTAATGTATTTTTATCTTGTTCAGTCATTTCAGTATAAACATTGTCAGGTTGGGTACTTGGGTATTTAGTAACATATAGTTTTACAATGTCTTCTTCAGCAGTAACATTTTGATTAATTAATGATATTATACCCTTAAATTTACTAATAGCAAAATCAATAAATTTTTCTGCGGATATAAATGATACCACAGGTATATTCAAATTAGTCCCTCTTGATAAACAATAGAATTTTTTATTAGCCGTTGACGCTATTATAGCTCCGTAAGTTTCCGTTAAATTTATTGTACTATAATTATTTTCATAAGCCTTTAACCCACTTGATGATGCAGAGTCCAAATATATAAATGAAAATAAATAATAAGACAAATCTCTAAAATTAGGATTTACTGATGTCGTACCATTAGTTGTTGTTTCTTTTGGTATTCCACTTGCAACAATTCTATCACCAAGTAATTTCTTAAAATCTTTATAAGAAAGTTGCGTTATTGCAGGACTATCTAATGGTGTATACCCAACATACCCACTATTAATTTTATCGGAACAATCCTGATTCTTAGTTAAAGTATCAGTACCAGTTACGTTAGATATAACGTTATTTTTTTGGAACACAACATTATCACTTGATGTTTTTGCCTTTTCCTCGTTAGATTTAACTTGTTCCTGTAATTTAGAAATAATGTTTAAACTTAATGACTGAATGAAATTATCTATCTTAGGTAAACTATAAAAAGGTTGTCTAGTTCCTTTAAACGATGTGCTAAACTCACCTTCACTAATTTGGTGTGTTACTGACGTAATCATGTATGGTCCTGAGAACATAGGTATGTTTCTAACATTAAAATACATCATCGGTTGGATAAGGGCGTTACCCAACATATCTACAGAACATTCATAACTTCTATTTCTATATAGATTATATAAAGATACGTTTTGTGAACCCGTACTTCTATTCCTACTTTGGTTTGCCATTTGATTTAACATTTCCAAAGATTCTGCGGTAGGTTTACCAACATCTTGACCAACACTAAAGTTTTTGAAGATTTGTTGATTTTGATTACTAATATCAATATTGAATCCTACAACCTTATTTGATTTATCCCAATTCTTTTTATTTGCTTGGCTTTCCACTAATGGATTATCACTTGCTCTTCTAAGGTCAAATGCATCATCTCTAAATCTGTAGTCAACATTGTCTTTCATGTCAACATATTGACTAGGTTTGTTTGCATAATAACATAAAAACTTAGGTGATGTGTTTCTATAATCTACATTCAAGAACGTACCCCAAAATGAATTTGCAAACTCCGTTGATCCTTCAGATCTTGGGACAGGGTTTTTCTCCGCGTCTTGCGCATTATAGAAATTAGCATAAGCAGGTAATGGGAAATAAGTGAAATTATTTTGAGTTAATATTGTAGATACAATATCCAACATATTATTCTTATATAGTGATCCTTCAATTAAATCTTTTATTTTAAAGATATCAATATAAACTTTTTGTCCAACATCTCGACTTGCTCTATCAAATAATAATACGTCTTCAAACATTGTTTTACTTTTAAAATCACCACCAGCAACCCAAGTATCGTTGAACGCTTTGAATGTTTCCCACATCTCAACTCTTGTTTGTTCTCCTTCAAGTTGTGATCTATTACCTTTATCCCCCTCAATTGTGACATTTGGTAAACCAGCTCTTACTCCCGTCATTAAATTTGAAATAACATTTTTAAGATAAGTTTCAGATTTATCAAAGTATTCATCCATAAGAGTATAAAACTTAACACCATCAACACTATTACCTAAATTTTGAACAATAGGTCCAACTTGACCGTAAGGTCCCACAGGCCCAACAAAACCACTAGGGAGAGTTGTTGTGGTTGTAGTTGTTTGTGACGAGTTAATATTAACCACACTTACAACAAATTGTGGATCATTCGGATTTGTTGCTAAATTACCATATTGACTAATAATCATTTCATTAACTAACGCCTCATTTGTAGCACTTGCAGGTTGACCCGTAAATAAAACAGTACCTGAAACATCATAATAAACCGCATATTTTAACGGACCGTATTTATAAACCGATATTTTTTTACTGTCTTTAAGTGTTTCAGTAGAAACTAAATCTCCAGTTGGTTGTGGATTTGGTACAGGTGGAGGTGGAGGTTGTGGTCCCGGTGCCGGAGTAGGTATAGGATTTGGAATTACAACGTTATTTGTTGGGACTGAGAAATTATTAAGTTTCTGAGTTGCATATAACATAATTAACGGAGCAAAATCTTTAATATTTTTTTCTGTAAACTGAACATTCAAATCAATAAAGAAATCCGTTATGTAAGATCCATTATCCGAATACACTAACTCAGGTATTTCAGAAAATCCCACATACTTCTCTAACGCTTTCCACGTTTCGGGATTTGCGGTTTTAGATTGAGCTAACGTAATTGTCCCTCCGTTTGAAGGTAAACTACCTGTTGTACCTTGATTATATCCTTGATATGATACAGGGTCAATTAAAAATTTAGTGGAGAATGTTAAGAATGTTCTCCTATCAAACATTGATGGATTACCCATTTTCAACACAACATTATATTCTAAGAAATTAGTAAGTATTCCTTGGAATGTTGTTTTTTGTTTTTCAATAACAGAATTAATCATCCCCTCCGAATTAAGAGTTGCAGGTTTTTCAACAACTAACAATTCTCTCATTAATAATTGGAAGTTCTTATACGATCTTTCAGATTCTGTTTCAACATCTTTATCACTTGGTACTAATGTTTTATAATCATAAATTGATCTACTAAAGTTTAAAAACTCTTGTTCAAAATAATCTAATATTTCCGTATCAAATGTTGTAAACATTTCCGATATCTTATCGTATTTTGTGTTATCCCCATTTAACGAAAAATTCTGTTGTGTTTTTTTATCACTAAGGATTTCTTTTAAATAAGAATCAGGACTTGGTTTTGAAACTTTAGTGTTGTCAAAATAACCATAATTTGGTGCTCCCCAAAATAATCTTACAGATCCATTAAAGACCGCAGGGTTACTTGATAACTCAACTTTAAGTTTATTATTTTTAAAACACTCATCTTTTGCTTGGTTTTTTGTGTAACCAAAAGATGGCATTGCAAAATATTTATCACCTTCAGTCGTTTTAACAATAGTTGACCAAGGAGTTATCTTTAATGAACGATTATTATCATTAGGGTCAAAACCATTAGTTTCAACAATCTGACCCGACTGATTTGTAGTCATAACCATTTTACCATCATTAATTAATGATTGGATTTCAGTTTGAGAATATCCTCCCGTCGCAGAATTCGTTACGTAAAAAATATTTGGATTAACCACATTAAACGTTTCCCCAACTAAAGTTTGTGACGTATCAACCACATATTGACCAACACCTCCTGTAGTACCACTTACTTGACTAACTATTTTTGTACCAAGTACAATTGTGGGTCCTGAAATGATTTGTCCAGGAGTTAACGAATTACTATTTAATGTTACCACATCCATAGTCGTATTTGTTATATTACAAACACCCGCTATTTGAGATACATTTTGTGTTATATCAACAACATATTTACCCACACCACCTGTCGTACCATTTATTTGAGATACAATTGTTGTATTCACATCAACGTTAGGTCCCGCAATTACTTGACCCGGAGCCAAATTATTATCATTTATGGTATAAACATCTAAAGTTGTCCCAACAATACTACAAGTACCATTTAATTGTGTAACTCCCGAAAATAATTGTAACCCTTGAAGGAATACATTCATATCATCATATAACTTAGGGAAAAATCCTGTGTTGATTGTGGTTGAATTATAACTAACTAAGTTCGGTGTTGCAGATACCGTATTTTCTAATACAATATTGTTTTCATACCCTTCAATGTTTAATTTATAAACTTTTGTTGATGCTGAAGTTACGGGGTCATAATTACCTAAATAATTAAAATCCTTCCAAACCTCATCCAACATATCAACACCTGTTTCATTCCAAGTCTTATATCTATGCCAAATTGAACCATACTTAACAATCCAAGCGTACGGTAATTTATGAACCGCACCAAATTTTTTGATTGTAGATAAGATGTAACTTAAGTCATTAGGTTCATTATATGATCTATACTTTTCT